CGATTGTTGATGCAGAGGTTCAAGCAGCACAAGCTGCGTGGGATGCTTTACCTGATGCTGAAAAAGCACCAGCAGTAGAGATGAACACAAGACCTACTGACATAACATTAGAGGAATAAAATTAAATGGCTACGTACTTAAACACACATGGCGGTAGAATACAGAACTACACTACGGATCCCGATAATACGAATAATGGAGAGGTGTGGTATAATTCTACAAGTAATGTTATAAAAATGGAAGCTACTGTACTTGCAGGATCTTGGGCTACAGGTGGTAATATGAATAATGGAAGATTTGATATTGCTACTTTTGGAATATTAACTGCAGCATTAGCTGCAGGTGGTGGTGATACTGGTCCACCAACTGGAGGACAAGATACAGAATTATATAACGGAACTAATTGGACTGAAGTAAATAATTTAAATACTTCAAGATATTCTTTAAGAGGTGCAGGAGCAAGCAGTTCATCTGGAATAGCTTTTGGAGGATATGGTCCAGCAGGCACTGGTAATCCTAATCTTAATGTAACAGAACAATGGAATGGAACAAACTGGACAAGTGTAAATAATATGAACCAATCAGCACAAGTTAGAGGACCTGCAGGAATAGTAACTGCAGCTTTAGCAATTGGTGGCGGAGGCCCTTCAGGATCTATAGCTAATACAGAACAATGGAATGGAACTAATTGGACTGAAGTTGGAGATTTAAATGCAGCTGCAGCTGGTCAGGGAGCTTTTGGAACTACAACAGCAGCTTTATCTACTTCTTCAGGCGGCACTGTTACAGGAGCAACTGAAAGTTACAATGGAACAAATTGGACTGAAGTTAACGATTTAACTACATCTAGAAGATCTTTAGGTGCATTTGGAACTCAAACATCAGGATTAGCTTTTGGTGGAGAAACTCCAAGTACAGCTAGTGTAGATTTAACAGAAGAATGGAATGGAACTAATTGGACTGAAGTTGCAGATATGACTACAGCACTTAGAACTGTTGGAGGTGCAAGTTATAATACAGGTAACTCTTCTGGACTTTCTATTGGTGGAATAACTAATGCAGGAAACGCATCAAATATTGCACTAGAATGGACAGGTGCAGGTCCTAGTGTTAAAACAATAAGTACGGATTAATTATGGCAACATACAAAGAAATTAAAGGAACACAAATTGAAGCGGTATCATCAGACCCATCGAATCCTGTTGAAGGACAAGTTTGGTATAATACAACTTCCAGTGTTTTAAAAGGTAGAATTTCATCTGATGCTGGAAGCTGGTCTACTGGAGGTGCTTTAAATAATTCTAGAGGTGCTTTAGCAGGTGCAGGAATACAAACAGCAGCGATAGTATTTGGTGGAGATGGTTCTCAATATTGGAATGCAACTGAATTATATAATGGTTCTAATTGGACTGAAGTAAATAATCTTAATGTAGCAAGAGGATATATGGGAGGAGTAGGGACTACTACAGCTGCTTTAGGTTTTGGTGGTTTAGTTGATCCAAGTCCGCAACCTACTTTAAACATATCTCTTACAGAAACTTGGAATGGAACTAATTGGACTGAAGTAGCAGATTTAAATACTGCAAGATATGGAGTAAGGGGTTCTGGATTACAACCAGCAGCAATGGCTACTGGTGGAGAAGTTCACGGAGTTGCTACTTCAGCAACAAATGAAATTTGGAATGGAAGTGCTTGGACTGAAGTAAACAATTTAAATACTACTAGAGGTCAAGGAGCAGCAGGTGGCACGACAACAGCAGCCCTTTATTCAGGTGGTTCTACAGGAGGAACTAACTATGCTCAAACAGAAACTTGGAATGGAACTAATTGGACTGAAGTAAATGATTTAGGTGTTGGTAGAAATTCTTTAGGTGGAGTTGGAACTACAACATCTTTTTTAGTTTATGGTGGTAATCAACCCCCTCCTGTTTCAGCTATTACAGAATTTTGGAATGGAACAAATTGGACTGAAGTTGCAAATTTAAGCACGGCAAGAGGTAGAGGAGGTTCAGCAGGAACAGGTAATACTTCTGCTTTATTTGCTGGAGGATTTACACCCCCTCACTCAACAGCAACAGAAGAATTTGTATCACCTTTAGAATCAACTGTTACATTTACCGATTCATAAGACTTGTAATATATTTTAAACAATATATATAAGACACAACTATAAAGGATAAAGATATGAAAAAAGACGTTAGAGAAGTAATACAAGGTGAAGAACCTCATTTAAATAATTTATTAGAACAAGAAGATCTATCATCGTTTAAAAATATGGTAGACGAGCTTCGTGACACTTGGACCAAGAAACAAATGTTTCGAACAGAAACAGAAGCAAGATTTTCTGTATTACAAGATAATAGATATCCAACTAAAGCATCAAAGTATTGGCAGTGTGTGAGAGAACAATCATCATACTTAGACAACTTAATGACACTATCATTTGACTATAGAAGAAACGAAGCAAAAATTAAATGGTTAGAAGGTAAAGTTAAAAAAGAAGAAGACGAATATAAAGCAACTAAATATAAAATAGATTTAGATGAAGCTATATTTGGTAAAGCTTCTATGGAAAAAGTTGCAAAACATAGAATGAGAGAAATTAAAATGTGGTCTGGATTAAAGAAAGAATTTAATGATGGATCATTTAATGACAAAGATGTTAATCAACATCAACTAGAATCATATGGCATGCAGTATCACGA